GCATCTTCTGTGGAAATTATTTATTATAGTGAAATTCAACCATTAGATTCATCAAACCAACAAAACCTATTTACCCGTGAGTGTCCGCAGGCTATGTTGTTTGGTACCTTGTTACAAGCTCAAGGATATTTAAAAGCCTTAGACAAGCTGCCTGTTTGGAAATCATATTACACAGATTCAATTGGCGCGCTTAAGAAAGAAGATAACAGCCGTCGTATTGACAGAAACACCACGGTACAGGAACCTTAATATATGCCAACATTTACATCACCGTTTACTGGTACTGTTGTACAACCAACCGACGTATCGTACTACGCATTAAATTTTAGTACAAACACTCAGCTATACTGGCCTGCTGTTGTTAATCCAACACAAGTTCCAGCGGCTCGTATTATTGACTGTACTCCATCGACAAGCGGTCTTACCGTAATATTACCGCAGGGTGATCAAGGTGCCGTTGGTACTGATATTTTAATTCGCAACAGAGGTGCTAGTAACTTTACAGTAACGGCATTTGGTGGTACTCAATCAGTAACCATGACTGCAGGTACGTCACGTTACTTTTATTTATCAGACAACAGTACAACAGCTGGTACATGGCAAAATGTTCAGTTTGGTACTGGAACATCTGCTGCTGATGCGGCAACATTACAAGGTGCAGGATTAACTACACTTTCTGGAAAATTAGCAGTAACTGGTAACATTGTAGAGGTATCATCTGTTCCGACATTGCTTGACTCAAGCCGTGCCGCTACTTACGTTTGGACTGGTGGAAACACAACATTTACATTACCGACAGCACTATCTTTAACAGGTGGTTGGTTTATTGGTTTTAGAAATAGTGGTGGTGGGACACTAACGCTTGTTGGTCAAGGATCCTCTTTAATTAATGGTTCATCAAGTGTAGATGTCAATCCGGGAGATTCTGGCTATTTAATATTCCAGCAATCAACTGGTAACTTTTTTACCGTTGGTTTAAGCGTGCAGTCAAATGTAACCTTTACATCTGCAACATACGACGTAGATGCCATCATCGGAACATCATTAAGTTTAGTATCGTACGCACCTATTATTCAAACGTATACTGCGTTATCTTCAACTCGAGCGGTAAACCTTAATGTTACACTTCCAGCTATTACACAGCTGTATGTATTAGTTAACAGTACCGGACAACCCGGTTATAACATTACATTTAAAGTATCTGGTAGCGCACAGACTCCAATTGCTTTAACTGACGGCCAAACCGCCTTAGTATTAAGCGACGGTAACTTCCTATATGTTTTAACTCAAACAACAACAGGTATCTATTTAGCTAACAACGGATCTGTTAGTGCGCCGTCGTTTTCGTTTAACTCTAATCAAACAACTGGTATGTATTTAGTAGGTACGAGCATTTTAGGATTAACCGCAAACTCAACACAAATTTTGCGCCTAGACGGATCCAATACTGCTGACTTGCAAATCTCTACCGGCGCAACATTTAACGCAAAATTAATTCCCGGCGGAACATTCTAAATGGCGGAAGGCGCATTACCAGAACAGTATAACATGGTTTATACGCTCGGTGTGCAATCGGGCATTAAACGAGACGGTACTACATTTGAATCGCGCGAATATAGCGATGGATTGTGGTGCCGTTTTCAACGTGGCACACCTAAAAAAATGGGTGGGTATCGTGAACTGTTTAGTACATTTAACGGTATCCCCCGTGGCATGATTGCCAACCCATATAATGGGATTAATTATATTTTTGCAGGCAACTCTGGTGGCATAGACGTATTTACCACGGGCCTTACTTATGGCGTTGGTAGTGGTCCATTTAAAGCAATTATTAAGCCGGGATATTCTCAATTTGCAATTAATACCATTGTTGGTGCCACGTTTAAAGTTGCAACCGATCTAACAACAGTATTTACCGCTGGAACTAAAGTAATATTTAATCAAACAACTCCAGTTCAGTATGTGGTATCTACTTCATCATACACCTCTCCCAATACCACAGTAACGCTTACTAGCGCAATTGCTGGCGCACCGACGTCAGTATGGTTGTATGACTATAAATTTACTTCCAATACAAAACTGTTGTGGCAATTTGATTTTCAATATTCTCCAGCGGGTGGTGCATTAAAAGTATTAGCGCATCCCGGATTAAACTTAGTCAATATTGACAACGGAATACAAACCCAAATATTAATTGGAGATATTTTACCTAACTCTAGTGAAGAGTGGACCTTTACTGGATTGGCAGACACTGGTGGTCAAAACCCAACATACCAAGCTATTGCAGTAGATGGCGGCGTTTGTGTATTGTATCCGTATGTTTTTGCTTACGGTTCAAATGGGTTTATCTCTAACAACCATGTATCTACTACGTATGACCAGCAAACAGTAACCGATTGGAACGGCGCAACTGCCAACCAAGTTAACATGTCTTCGTCTAAGATTGTTAAAGGTGCTCCAGTTCGTGGTGGTACAAATTCACCGTCAGGAATATTTTGGGCAACTGACTCATTAATTCGTGTGTCATTTACTGGCGCAGCGCCCCTATACTGGCGTTACGATATTGTTTCTAGCCAAATCTCTGTAATGTCGTCTAGCTGTTTTGTTGAGATGGATGGCACCTTCTTCTGGATGGGTGTTGACCGCTTCTATCAATACAATGGCCAAGTCAGCGTATTAAAAAATGATAAGAATGTAAACTGGCTATTTGATAACATCAACTTTGAGCAACGCCAAAAGGTGTGGGCTACTAAGGTACCACGCTACAACGAGATTTGGTTCTTTTATCCTAGGGGCACCGCAACAGAGTGTACCGATGCTATTATTTACAATACCAAAGATCAAATTTGGTATGACGCCGGCTCTGCTGTTGGTGCTCAAAGATCGTGCGGATATACCACAGAGATTTTCCCAACACCAATTTGGGCTGATTGGAATTACTCTGCAACCTATAGTGTTCCTTCTATTGTTATTGCCAAACCCGCAAGTCAACCTGCACTAACGGCTTATCATTTTTATGTAAATGGTAACTTAACACCAACATTTAGCCCCGGAAGCTACATCTCATTTTCTGATATTCCGCAAGATACAACCTATCAAGTTAGCACAAGTCAGTTTATTTTTACCAGTGCAATTACTGCAACAAATCCAAAAGGTGTTACATTAGTAACCGTAACTCAAATTATTAACCCCGCGGCAGTTGCTAGTGATAATGTCTTTGGAATTATTGGTGGATACCCGTTGTGGCAACATGAGTTTGGATTAAATAAAATTTCATTTTTAGCAGAGACGGCAATTACCTCTAACTTTACAACTTGTGATATTAGTTGGGTCGGAGGAACACCATCTCAAGACACCGCATCTGGTGTTAATCGTCGTATGCACTTACGCCGTATTGAGCCTGACTTTGTTCAAAGTGGCACCATGAGCTTAAATATTTTAGGTCGTAAATTTGCCAGGGGCGATACTGAAACATCTGGGCCGTTTTACTTTGATCCAGATACCGGTAAAATTGACCTGCGTGTTGAACACAGAGAAGTTAGACTTAAATTTGAATCAGACGCTATTGATGGTAACTACGAGATGGGCCGCCTGTTAATAACATCAGAATATGGCGACGAAAGACCATAATGGCGTTTCAACAGTTTTTTCCGTTTGGTGCCGATATGAGCTGGGAAGATTGGAATGGTAACCTTATCATGTTCTATGGTGAGGAACCTTTAGCATATAATACCGAAGATAACTGGCGTGAGACTGCTAGGGGTGTTGCCCAGCTTGCCACCTTTGAAGTATACCCGGTTCCAAACCCAGATACCTTTGAAAATTGGCAGGACTGGGCCCTAGAGTTTACCCAAATTATTAACGGTCCAAGTAGATAAACAGGGCGCTAAGTGCCCTTTTTTTGCATTAGTATATATAGAAGCAACTTAACCCCAAAGGAGTCAATATGCACGGCCAACAGACAATGAAGTATCTAAACGACAAAGCGGTAGCTGATGCTATGCTTGCTAAGCGCGATGTAGATACCCAAAAGATCGACCCTGTTTTTGCAAAGGCAGTAGAAGAGGCATTGGCCTCTAAGGCAAAAAACATTACTCAGTAATGTCGTCTTTAATAGATTCAAAGCACCAGGAGCTCTCGCAAGAAGAGATCATCGCTATTGCTACTAAGGAGACTGGTAGCAAGTATAGTGTCGAGCAGGTCAAGGCCAGTCTATCGGCCGAGGCCTATGAGATGGGTGCTGTAATGATTCGCGAAGGCAATACTATTTTTGTTATCCACCAGGATAAAAGTAACCCAAAGATTGGTGTCTTCAGAGCGCTTAATGCCGACACAATTCCCAACTATATGAAAAACTGTGTGGCATTTACACAAGCAATTGGCACAGCAGGATTTCAGTACTTGGTCACTGAATTTCAAGAAAAATCTTTGCTCAATATTTTTGAATACGTAAAACGTAATCAACCATTCCCTAATATGGGATACAATGCACAAAAAGCTAAAGATCGCGAACTCTATCGTGTAACTATTAACTTAGGCGACACAGGTAAAACCGGTGGATTGCCACAAACTTCACAAAAGCCAACTGAGGGAACTCTTTAATGGGTGCCGTAGCTTCCGCGGTCGGTAACGTACTTGGCGATGTCGGGGAAGCCATATTTGAGCCAATTAAACAAA